TATTCAGGTAATACCCCAATATATGAAAGAGCTTCCATATAATCACGTTCTTCGAATGATTTCATATTTTTCATATCCATTCGATATTTCATGAATTGTCCTGGTTTACCTGGGATTGGGTGTTTTTTTCGGTCTTTTTCGGGGATTTCAATTGCTTTAACAGCTGCCCATTTCCAATTTGAAGCATTTGTACCATTAGCAAATACCATACCTTTATCTTCAATGTTAATTGTATTTGGCAACCAAACCAATCCAGTCTCAGGGTCTGTCCAAGATAAATCTTTATACAACTCAGGCAATGTTTCCATTTGTTGCATATAAAATTCATGACCTTCAGTCATAAATGAGTTAGTCCAGAACCCACATGAAATACTCATGTAGTTGTAAATTTCAGGGGCAACTTGTACTTTATAGCACAAGTCACCTCCAGATTTAGGGCAATTTATAATTTCTTCGTGTTGCATTATTTTACTGTTTTTAATTTAGGTAACTCAATTTTTTTCAGTTTAGGTAATTGAATTTGCATTTGTTTTGGAAACTCAGGAATTTTTGATGTAAATAATTCATCTAATTTAGCTTTCATAGCTTCATATGAAAATTTAGTTCTACTTTGGAATCCTTGACGTTTTGCTTTGTCTGTATAGTTTTTATAATTTTCAAATACATCCTTCAGATAACCACCTGTTTGGCCATAATCAACACTAAACCATTCTGCTTCTTTCATTAGCATTCCATTTGAAGTTGATTCGTGAACATTTGTCATTGTACCTGGCAGAAGTGTTACAAATTCTGGGTTTAAGTAATCTGTATGACCACTCCAATTTGTAGTAATGATTGGTTTGTTGGTTAATGAGAATTCAAGTAATGGTCGGCCAAATCCTTCTCCTTTAGTTAAGTTAACCATTGCTTTAACTTTAGAATGGTTGTAAATCTCATTTATTTCAGCATCTGAGAATTCACCATGGAGTAAATATATGTTAGGTAAATTGGTTGATTTAACTGAATCTTTGATCATTTTGATGCGTTTAATCAATTCGTCTCTATCCATGTAAGAAGAACCTACTGTTGATGTTTTTAAAATAAGTGCAGGTTTTTTACTTTTGTTTTTAAACGTTTCATAAAATGCTTTAACTAATAATCCTACATTCTTTCTATCTTCACCTAAATTACCTTGCATCCAATGACCTACAAACAAATATGCAAATTCTTCTTTTACATTAGATAAATCAAATGTTGATTTTACTGGTTTATAGACATCTATGTTTGCACCTTCAAATATTATTTCTCCATTATCACCTTTCCATTCAATAACTCCTACTGTTTGATTTGTTTGTTGATCGCGTTTTTCAAATTTACTATTTTTAAGTACTTCGATTGTGTGTTTAGAAGAACCTAAAATTAAATTCATTCGATTACATCCTTCAATCCAATCAGCAGGAGCAATTGTTGTTTCAATCCCAGCGGTACATCCAATATTATATTTTCCTACAGGTTGGAATTCATTTGGAACTGTAATTTGCATCCAAATTTCAGGTTGTGATGGGAGTTGTGGATTAGATAAAATATGTTTTGTTAAAAATTCCCACTCCGAATTACTTTCAATAAATCCAAATGGAGTACTTCCCCATCGTTGAGGTAAAACTTTTACATCATATTTATCCATTTCAATAATCGCTTTAACGATATCGCGAGAACGTGCTCCGTAACCTGAATAGGTATCAATAGGGCAACTTATTACAAATACTGGTTTGTTCATAACTTTTAGTATACAAATTTGTGTTTAATTGTGTTTTCTTGAACGTCATTAACGTTGATTAGTTCATATTTTTCTCGTGGAGTCCACGTGTTAAATAATTGATCTATCGCGCTAATTGCTTTTTCTCCCATAGCTTCACCTGTGAAACCTACTTCATTTACTGCCCAATGACGACCTGTTTTACCAAGTTCTTTTCTCATTGTTCTATCTAAAGCATAAACGTTTCCAATTTGGACAGCTGCATCTTCTGCTGTACATCTATCATCCCAAATATAAGGTGTTTTAGGAGAACCTTGGATTGAACGGTTTGTTGGGAATACTGGGAATGCCCATGCACCATGGTTTTTATATTTTCCTGTATGATTTGAAGGTACGTCTGGGGTTGGTGTATACCAGTTTCCAAATTCATCTTCAAATCCCATTTGATCTTGCATTCCACCTGTTACGTTAGCGATAATGACTGTTCCTGCTAAAATTGCCTCTGTCAATGCTAGACCCCATCCTTCATTTGAAGTTAATAGAATTTGAGCATCCGCAATGTTATACAATTGGTTCAATTGCTTATTGTCTAACTTATTTTGAGAGAAATAAATTGCTTCAGGATAATCAGGGAATAATACTTTACGTACTGCCTCTAAATCGGTTCCATGCTCACTTACAATTTCAGTATGCATAATCATAGCACATTTATCTGCTTTTTCTTTAGGTAATGTATCTAAGAAAATTCTAAACGCAAGCATTGTATCTGGGATTTGTTTGCGTCGGATATTTCTTGAGTTGAAGAATACAACAAAATCTTTTTCTTTACCTCCAAACAAATTTGATTTGAATTGTTCAAGTTCTTTTAATTCATCTGCTTTTTCAATAGGATAATACATTTCATGATTTAAACCATGAGGAACATATTCAATGACTTTTTTACCACGTTTCTCATCTAAAACCAATTCATTGATCAATTGTGTTTGTTTTGAAATTGCTAATAAAGCATCACATGATTCATAAAATGATTTATTGTACAATGGAGCTGGGTAATCGTCCCAAATATTCAAGTAAATGATTGGCATGGTTTTTCTGATTTCGTTTTCGATCATGAATAACCATTCAAAATATCTTGGGTCAGTGATCAACATGATAGCATCAGGTTTTTCAATTTTGATCAATTGTCTAATTAAGTCTGGATCACCATATCCATCTACTGGGTATAAAAATACAGATGTATCTGTTAGACCTGTATTGTTGTTAGTGTCTGCTGATAGGTCAAATCGTTTGCCTTTTTCAGGGTGATTAATTGCTCCTGCAATATTTACCCAATTGAAATGTTGGGCTGTATTCAAAACTAATTCACGTGCTACTGTGGCTACACCTGAGTGGACTCTTAAGTCATCACATATTAGCATGATTTTTTTCCGCTCGTTTTGCGGCAAATACTTAAAACTTGAATTCATATAACTATTTTAATTTTACTAAATGTAGGAAATTAATCCTCGGTTTCCAAACTTAAATCACTATGGTTGTGAACTTGTTTTCTAAAGCTTTCATCTGTTAAATAAAGGTGAACTGCTCGTTCGGATAGTTTTTGGAAGCTAAATTTACGTTTAATGCATTCCACTTTGAACTGTTCAAATAGATCTTTGTCTAATTTAACAGATGTTAATTGTTGGTTTTTTTCACTCATATATTTTATTTTTATGTTATCGGATATACATATATGAGGAGATCAGTAGGTCGCAGAACATAGGTGAGTCTTATGGAAAGGGCACCATTTACATTTATCGTTTGGGGTTGGTTGGTGTTCAACATCTTTGTATCCGTTTCGATCAAATGCTTGTTCTACAAACGCTTCTATAGATTTTGATACTTTGTTCAATTTTACTTTACCTGATGCTGGTTTGTAAAGTTGGATGCGTTTGATTACAAAGTCTTCACTTTCATATAATTTACGTTTCACAATCATAAACTCAATGTCTATGTTGTCTATTGGAAAATTGTATATTTCAGAGAAGTATTTTTTGTATAGGATAAGCTGGAATTGTTTTTGTTCATCTGATTTTTCTCGTTTGCTCCAACCTGACTTGCTGGTTTTGATATCAATAATCTTGATTCGGTTGGTTGGTTCATGATACATTACTAAGTCAAGGTATCCTTGAAATAATACATTGTATAGTTTTGCATGTGGGTGAAGTGCTAAAGGTAGCTCAACTCCAACTAAATGCCAACCACGTTTGGAAAAATATTTGCCTTTGTCTTTTGAAAATTCTCGAATGATAGAAACTCCATCTTCGTAAAATTCACTCAATTCCTCTGGTTTTACAAAGTGTTGTTTGTTATTTGCTTTATATTGCTTTTTATATTCTTCACGCAAAGCATCCTCAAGCATTTCTGAAGTGTTAAGTCGATCTGCTTCGGCTCCACTTTTTTCATACATGGTAGTCAAGTATGCTTGGAGTACTTCGTGTAATGCTGTTCCAAAAACAGTATGGATTGATGAGGTGAATTGTTTATGTCCCTCTCTATATTGAAGTGACCATTTTTTAGGACACTCATTGAACATAGATAACTGTGAATATGACACAAGTTTTTGGGAAGCAAAATCAATTTGAGGCAATTGTTTGCTCTTGATTTCTTTCAATAAGGGAGGTAACTTCTTTTTCATTACCTAATGATACAAAAAAAGCCTGCCATAGGCAAGCTTTTCTTTAGTTTTCAAAAATATCCCTGTAGCGATACTAGGATAATTTTTATAGCCGTAGCTATACGGTCCTAAGCCGTAAGTTTAATTATTTTGATTCATTGAGTCTTCACCAAAACTTTTTCCTGAGATTGCGTCTCTAAGTTCTCCATATATCGAACCAATAACATAATCATCAGCTGTTTCGAGTGTACTAGCCCACCAAGCATCATCAAATTTGAAATCAGGTTTAGGTCTCTCTCCCCCATTTGTATTGGGATCTAACGCGTTATAAATAACAAATTTTACGTTATTTATTCGTCGTTCTATATCAGCAGGATCACTAATTTTAGCAATAGCATCTTCCATAGCCTTTCTTACCTTAGGAATCTCTGTAGCTGCATCTTCATTTAATTTAAATGTGGATTGGCTTTCGGTAATAATACCAGCCAATATTTGCATACGTAGTTGTTCTTTTGTCATTTTATTTTATTTAATAATACCTGCTCTTACTTGCCATGCTCTAATTTCAGCAATGTCTTCTTGAGATCCAATAAGAGAACTATAGTCATCCATGGTTAATGTTTTACCTGAAGCTGCTAATGAGATAGCATTTTCGGCTACATCATGTAAATCCATATCTGCAGCTGCATCTTCACGAGCATATTCTAGTAAGCGGATGAATAGAGGAACGTCTACTGTAATTAGATCTTTTGGATTCATCTTATTTGTTTAATTTTCCGTACATTACTGCACCAGCTACTTTTTTACCTGCTTCTTCTGAACCATATTTTTTAGCAGCCGATTTAGCAATTTTTTCGAAGTTTTTACCTTTTTCACCGATATCTTTTCCTGCACGTGCTTTTTTAGCCATTGCAGAACGTTCTTTAAATGTACCTGGTTTACTAGTTTCATCTAAATTATAAATTGCTCTTGCTTTAGCTATAACAGCAGGATCACCATCAACAGCTTGACTTAAAGCTTCAATAGCAGAAATATCATCTTCTGTAATATCAATTGTTTTTTGCATAATATCAAGAGCATCTTCTACACTCATTTCTTCTACTCCACCAGGTAATGAATTTTTTAAAGCATTTAATTCTTTAACCATTTCTGGGGTGTATTCCATATCGTCAGCTAGGTCAATTAGTTCATTGATATAATATACTAATGATTCAGAATTAACTATTCCTGTATCTTCAGCTTCAGTAACTTCAGATGCAGTACGTGATTCCATTTCTTCAGGAGTATCTTCTTCTTTAAGATCATAACGCTCACCTAAGAAATGTTCAAATGCCATTTCATAATCTGTTTTAGCACGGGATGGGATTTGGTTAATTGCTCCAATTCCTACAATTCCTCCGATCATAGATTCGTTTAGAGATGCTTTCTCTTCTTCTTCAATTTCTTTATTGATGATAGCTTTGTATTCACCTTCTGTGATTACACCTGCTAACATTTGCATTCTAAGTGTTTCGTGTGTCATTTTAAGTATTTTATTATAAATATTATGAGTTTTTTGCTTCACGCACTACCTTTAGGGTTTTCTGCATATACAAAATATCATCCATTTTTTCCTGGATTGAATGTTCTAGCCAGTCTTCTAAAGATAGGTCATTGCGGTCTAGGTCTGTTCCATATTTGGCTTTACCTACTGTTGCTCTCTCAATAAATTTATCGATGATTGAATCTACAACCGAATCTGTTTTTTTAACAGTTCTTGTATAAAACGATTCTATTTTATGTCTTCCAACGTCTGTATTGTCTGTCATTTTTTTAATAACTTTTCTATTTCTTTATCTTCTAATCCCATCCTATAAAGGATACTTCGTGTACCTACTTCTCGTAAAATGTCAATATATTCTTCGGCTTCACCTAAGCTACATTCAAAGTGTTTTGATACGTACTCTACCAACGTAGTGTTTTGTTTTTTGTTTCTTGACTTGATGTATTTCAAGAACACTTTTGTTTTTGGGATCATCTCTCTATAAATTATATATATTTGCTGCTTGTTCTCGTATGATAGAGTTTGAACATAGTTCGCCAATTCAACAAAACGTATATCCATCGATACATATCGATGAATCATATAAGAGTTCCATTTGTCCCACGATTCTTCCGAAATATTTTCGGGGGGTGTTTTATAAAGGGTGATTTCATTCAACCACCCCCAAATATCTTTTATCTGTTTTTTAGACATCTAAAGTAATATCTTTATATTCTTCTCTCAATTCAGGTGGAAGTGAATCTATTAAGATTTTTTTCGAATCCAAGCAATAAAATACTGGGATTGGAATTAAAGCATCTTCATCTGCTCCTACTAAGAATTTTGAGATTTTACGGATCAATACTGCTTGTCCGAATAATTTACCTCCATCAAAACCTTCTACTGATGTAGTGTTTTTGAAATCAATGTTCATTTTTGGTTGTTGGTTCATATGTGTTATTTATTTGTTTGAAATACTTTTTCTGTAATCCCATCACTATAATGATAGATTAATATTTTATTAGATTCAGGTAAACATTCTCCTCCCATAATATCAGTAATCTTAATTATCTTACGATTTGATGTTAATTCTTCAATACCTACAGTTGACACATACCAAGTTGATGTAAGAGTTATTGTACCACCTGTTACACAAGTGAACACAACATTAAATCTGTAACAACCTTCTTGAGTGAATGTATATGGCGCAAACGTGAAAGAGAAAGGCTCAACAATTAAACTCGTATCAAGTCCAAAGTTTATAGTCCACTCAGTTTGAATACTATCATTAGGATTTGATGGTAGGTTAACTGAAAAAAGA